GAATGCCTGCGCCGCCTGAACGCTCGCCGCCCCTGCCACGGATTGCGCCGCCGCCGCCGCCACGCTGGCCGCGCCAGCGACCGAGGACGCCGCCCCTGCGGTGGAGAATGCCTGCGCCGCCTGAACGCTCGCCGTGGCAGCCGCGGACTGCGCCGCTGCAGCAACCACACTCGCGCCGCCGGCCACGGAAAGGGTTGAGCCCAGAGCAGCGGCAGCCAACGACGCCTGCTGGGCGGCTGTCTGCGCATACGCTCCAGCCTGAACGGCGGCGTTCTGCGCGTTGCCGGCGGCCGCAACTGCAGCGGCGCCTACCGATGCCGTCGCTGCCGCTGCGGAGGAAACACTTTGTTGCGCAGCGGCGGCCTGGGCGGCGGCGGCCTGGGCCGCCTGCGCCGCCGCCGTGACCTGCTGCTTGCCGGTGTAGATAATTTGCACATCAGGCATCGAGCGCACCCCGTTCAATGGTGATTGCCGACATATCGAAGGTTTCTTGCGTCCCGTCCGGCCAGATGATCTGCAGGCCGGAAATCAGCTGCGGCGGCCCGGCCGGCGTCGGCTGAAGGGTCGAGGTGACGGAGCCGGGGATCGCCAGTTCAATGGTGCCATCGGTCGGGGCTGGGATAGAGATGTAGGCCGGATTATCGGTCATCTGGCATTTCACCAGCACCTCACCGGCAAGCGACGAAATGCCGAACGCCGCCTGCGCGCCAGTCAGATCCACCGGATTTCCGAGCGCGTCGGTGAGCGTCCAATAACGCTGGTAGGTGTCGCCGCGGATCAGGGCGTAAATGCCGTCGAGCATGGCCGCATTTGGCCGGGCGACGGCGCCCTGTTCCTCCCGGGGGCTACCCAGTCGGCGCGTCGGTTTGGCTGCCGCCGCGCGTCACGCCGGTATGCACATGCTCTTTCAGGCTGATGCTATCGGCGATGACATCGGCACCGTTGAGAGTGACCGCGCCCTGGGTGATGATGAGGGAGGTGGTGCCAACCTGCAGCGTGATGCTGCCCCCCGCCGGGACCGAGATCACCTTCTTGCTGGCTGTGCGGTCATAGCTCTCAATGCCGCCGTCTTTGTATTTCACCACCCGCTGGCCGGCCGTGGCCGCTGGCGCCGGCATCGTCATCTGGAAGATGCCGACAAGCGCCACGCCCTGGGCCGGGTCGCCGAACGGGCTGAATACCACGGCCTGCTCGCCTTGGTCGGGCGCCCAAATTTCGGCATCGCCGCCGGCGCGCGCGCTGATCCAGGGGATGGCTGGCGTCAACCACGTGCCGTCGCTCACCACACAGCGCGGAGCTGTCGGGTCGCTCAGGTCTACCGATTGGATGGTGCCGAAGCGGATCATCTGCGCCATGCGGCGCGCAAGGTCGGCGAGAGCAAAGCTCATTTCGGCGTCTCGTTCCCGCCTGGCGGCAGGACCTGGTGGAACGCATCAAGCGGGGCGTTCACGCCGTTTTCGGAATAGGCCAGGAAGATCGCCTCGGCGTTCGGATCGCTGCAATCGTAGACGCTGCACCCGAAATGCCCGACCTGCTGCCACTCAACCTTCCAGACCAGATATTGATCAAGCTCGGGAGAAAACGCATCCTGATATGCACCCACCACCTGGGCGGCGAGGATCGCCTGGCCAAATTTATTCAGGTGCACAAAGCTGGCGACCGCCGCAGCCAGAGCGCGCACCTGGCGCCCAGCTTTTTCGTCCGAGGCCGGCACAATCACCCGCGCCACCATTCGCAGATTAAGCGCCTGCTGGCCGGTCCCAGGATCTTGGTCGTTTGCCTGCTCAAGCTCCTCGAGCTCGACAAAGAGCGCCGGCGTAGCGCGGGGCTTGCGGTCCTGGGGGTAATCCTCGACCGTCTTGAAGATCGCGAACTCCTGCTTCAGGGCATCGAGCACCGCATCATGGTAGGCGTCGAGGTCTACAGCGCCGTTTTGGTTCGCCATCTCAGCTCATGTTCAAAGAGTTGGAAAAATTTTGTTTCGAAATCTACGCCTTCAAAAAGCTTGTCTTCGATCCAACGCTCCGCGTCATCCGCGATGTCCAAGACCTGCTTTTCAATAGGAAGCCGCGCCTTTCCCTTCCTCAAAAACACTCTTTGCCGACCGGTTTTATCTCGAGCAAGAAAAGCATGCGCGATGAAGTGTTTTCCGACTCGAACACCCTGAGCCGTTTGTTTTGGTGTTCCAAGCTGTTCCATGGATAGCGGGTTTAGGCCATACCATAACTTTATTTCGGGCGCAGACCTGCTCCGAGACAGGCGAAAAGTTGAGAGGCGGCGACGAATAACTTTCTGCTGCACGTCCAGCTCGTGCGAGAGGCCTTTTACCGACGCGGCTTTGAGATACAGGGCCATCCGCCGCAGCGCGCTGGCGAGCGCAGCTTCGACTTGCGGGAGCGTGGCATTTACATCCAGCGCCATGGCGTCGATTTGCTGAGTGTCAAACTCAATGTTTAAGCTACCGCTAGCCCCGCCTGCGGAATTCATAGTTCCGGATCCGTTGGCGACAAGCGCACCGTGGCCATGCCGGTGCCGTCATCGATCGGCGGGCTGGCCACCATATAGGTCACTTCGTTGACCAAGACGGTATCGAAGCGGTTCACCTGCTCGACATCGCAGGCCTTGCAGATGAAGCGGGGATTGCTGATGTCAGCATCGAATTCGCCGGTCTGCGCGTTGAATGTCGCATCCTCAAAGATGCCATTCACCGTTACGCCGCCGCCAAGCTTATACGAAAACACCGCGACAAAAGCGAAGCCGCCCTCGTCGTCGGTGTCAAGGAACTCATCCAGATCCTCCCAAGACGGCGCCGGCATTAGGCGCCCTGGATGTCGGCCACAGCCTCGACCGAATAGGTCACGCCCGGCGTGGTGCCGGCCAGCGTGTTTACCGCCCGGACGTATTTATGCAGCACATCGAAGCTGCCATAGATCGTCTGCAGCGACGGGCCGGAATTGGTCACGTTGGCGAAAACCAGACCTGTATCGGTCCAAGTGGTGCCATCCAGGCTATGCTGCAGCTTCACGCTGGAGGTGTTGTCCGCCCCGGTACAGGCACTGGAATTCAGGATAAAATGGCCGTTGCCGGAGAACTTCGAAAGATCGACCTGCGGGCCGTCATCGGTCGCGGTGATCGCGGCAGCCGCACGGACGGCGGCGAAATGGAAAGGTTTCATTTTCCGGTATCCTTCTTTTTCGGTTCCGCCGTCTCGGCCGTAACGCGCGCGGCGCGGCCGCTATCGGTCAGCTGCTTCGCATCGCGCGCAGGAAGCGTGACATCCATGCCGGGCTCGATCATCTTGCCGCCGGCCATAAACCCGCGCACCGCTTTAACCGTGGTCTGTGTGCTCATGTCCGCTCGCTTGCGTTGGGGCGGCGCAAGGCCGCCCCGGTTGCGGTCTGGGTTACGCCACCGGCGCGGCGTTGGCATTGGCATAGGTGAACGCCTCCTTGTGGCGGATATTCATGTCCACATCCTGGAAGAAGATGATGCGGGTGCCGCCGGAGGTGCTCAGCGCGTAGGGATCGACCATCATGTCGAGGCCCGACCACATCGCCATGATGAAGCTCGACCAGACACCGAAGAAGGTATCGCCTTCGGTTAGCTGATTGGTAACATCGGTCTGGTAGCCGTTAATGGTGTTGCCCGGCTCCCAGACGGTGCCGCCCTGCGCGATGGCGGCGGTCGGGAATTTCAGCGTGGTCTTGGCCGCGCCGCGCGCCCGGGCGCTGACCACATAGGACATGGAGCCGATATCGGCGTTCGCCGCGGCGATATCCGTTTCCATCTGCACGTACTCGGCATAGCTCGGATACTCGGCGGCCAGCTTCACAGCATGGATACCGGTCTGGTTGATCAGCCCGGTCGGCTGACCATCGGTGCCGGTGGCGTAGAGCACGGCGCTGTCCAGCGCGAGGCCCATGACGCGCAGGAGGTCATTGCGCACCAGCTGCTCCGCGTCCGGGGTGGACTGCAGCATCAGGCGCCGGGTGATGTCGGTATAGGCCGCCAGCGTCTTCGGGCTGAAGGTGATCTGATCCAGGCCCGGCTCGGACTCGGTCGGCGAGCCGCCCTCACCCACCCAATAGGCCTGCCCGGCGCTGTTCTGGCGCGGGATGTCGACGTTACCCACCAGGCCACCCATCATGGTGATCCGCTTCAGCGCCCAGGTGCGGTTGCGCAGCAGCTCAATGAACTGGTCGGCCAGCAGATTGGTGGCGATGGCATTCGCGCCCGGGCCGCCGGTCGGCGTGGTGGTGGAGAACGCGCGGTTCATCACGTCCGCCGGGATCATCAGCCCCCGGCTCTCCTTGCCGGCCTTCTGCGCCGCCGCGCGGGAACATTCGTATTCGAACGCGGCGTCTTTCTGCATCGCCGTGTTCGTCGGATTGGCCAGGGCGCGCACCGCGCGCATCAGGGAGAAACTCCGCGCTTCCTGATTGGTGAGACCGATCTCGGCATCCTTCACCTGCTCGGCCATCGGCTTCTTGGCGCGCTCGGCGGCAAACTGGCCGAGCAGCTCGCGGCGCATATCTTCGGCCGTCTTGCCTTCGCTGATGAAGCGCAGGGCCAGATCGTTCGCGCCGTAGGCATTGCCCATTTCGGTCAGCTCACGCATCCGTGCGCGCTCGGCTTCCACACCGCGCGCCTGGGCTGCGGTGCTGGCGTTGCCGGCCGGCTCGATGATTTCGATGACGCTTACGATCGCGCCGTTTTCGTCCACATGGGCGCGGACAAAGTTTCCGGAAGCATCCCGGAGGTGTTTTTCGGTCATGGTCTTTTGCACCGCTCCAATGGGTTGGTTTGCAGCGTCACCGTGCCCAGGGCCGCGCTGCGCCGCCTCCCGGGGGGCTGGCGCGCCTCGGCCTACACCGACGCTATCGTCGGCGGGTACCGAGACGAACGAGATCTCGTAGGGCTGCCAGTCGGTGACGAGGTAGACATCCTCGCCATTACGCTCCTCGGTCAGCTTCATTCCGTTGACCAGATACCCGACGCTCACCTTTGTGATGATGCGGTCAAAGGCATCCTGCAGCAGCTGCTCGCCGGCGGGGGACTTGCTGATGCGCGCTACCGCCCGCCCCACCCGGTCGGCTGCGTCGATCCGCGGAGCCTCGACCACGCCGCGCTGATCGGACCAATCATGGCACCAAAGAATGGGCGCGCCGTTCGCCAGGCGCGAAAGGTCGGCGGCGCCAGGATCATGCGACAGCTTCTCGATGCCGAACCAACGCTCTACATCGGCCGCCTCGCTCGAAAACGACAGCTGAATGGTCCGGGCATCGAGGTCGACCGCGCCAACATCCGCCATGCGCTTCAGGCCGCCTTTCTCACGAATCTCGTGCAGGCGGGTTGCGATTTTGTCGATCATGCCGGCTCTGGCTCCTTGGCGACCGACTCGTCGCCCTTGAAGGTGGATGGTTCGGGTGCCGGCAGCAGGCCCATCATCACCATGATGAATTGCTCTGGGATGCCGGCGGCTTTCATCAGCTCGATGTCCTCGGCGATCTCCTCATAAACGCGGTTCGGCTCCTTGCCGCTCTCACGGATCACGTTGGATGGGCTGTTCAGCCCGGCGCGAATTTCCGTCACCTTGCCGGTCGCGTCGGATTTCGGATCGATCCAGGGCCAGCGGCGCCCCTGGAAATGAGCGTCGAGGTAATCGTTCAGCCGGTGCGCCGCCAAGGGCTTGCCGCCATTCGTAACCACCAGGCCCCGCAATAGCGCCTGAGCCAGCCACTCACGGAAAACGGGCCGGATCAGCGTTTCAATCAACCAGGCCTGAAGCTCTTTCCAATTATCCCGCTCATCCTGCTTGCCGTCGCGGATCGAGGAAAAATTCACGCCCTCGAGATCATTGGCCAAACTGTTGTAAGAAACGCCCCAGCCGGTGGCGGCGCCGCGCACCATCGCCTTCGTGAAGACAGCAAATTCGCCGCTGGGATATTGCGGGTCGAACTTGTCGAGCTCGGCCCCCTCCGGGAGCTCGTGGAAGCTGAGCGACTCAGCCTCGATGCTGCCGGCAACATCCGCATCATCATCAAGCTCTGGGCCGGTGCCCTCGCGGTATTTGATGAAGCCCATCTTCGTCGCGGAGGCCCGGGCATTCTGGACTGCCGCGTCCTCGAAACCCTGCAGGTGGTGCATCCGAAACAGGCCGGTGGAGGTCCAGGGAATGCCCCGCCGCTGCCCGGCCATCTCCGTCACGAAGCCATGGATGATCTCGTCGGCAGGCACGCGGATAAAGCCCTGGCCGGCGAAATTGTAGAAATAGTCATCCCACTCATCGACGCTGGAAAAGTGGTAGGCGATCGGCTTGCCAAAGCGGCTGAACTCGATGCCCTGTCGTACAAAATTTCCGTTTTCGCCCCAGCGGGTCTGCTCGTATTTGATCGGCAGGCGCTGGGGATCGATAACCTGAAGCGCAAACCCGAACTTTCCGCCGTTATCGCCACGAATCTTGCGGAAGATGAATTCGCCATCGCGCACAGCGTGCTCGATGGCCAGGCCTTGCAGGTGGCGCCAAGACAGCTTGCCGGTCACATCGCAGTTTCCCGGCTCCGACCACTCGGCATGCGCCGCCTCGATGGCTTTTACCGCCTGGCTGTCCGCTTTGCCGTTTTTCTTCACCACACGGCTGTGTAGCTTGACGCCGTGCTCGCCGACGATGTTCTGCCGGCAGCGCCGGACATAGCCGCGCACATAGTCATTGTTCGACCACTGCTCGCGCGACCGCGCGACAAGGATCTGCTGACGCGTCGAGATAAACACATCCGGCGAAACCGGGATTGCCGGCCAGCGGTCATTTTCCTTGACCTGGGAGGCCTTGAACATGCCGGCGGCGGCGCTAAGCCAGAACCCCCTACGGCGCTGACCGCGTCCCGGTGCAGGCGCATAATCGGCGGCCGGCGCGGCTGGCACTGCTGGAGCGCCGCGCTTGAGGAAAGGCATCCGCATCAGCCGAACCTCACATTTACGGCCCGGCCGAAGCCTCGACGGCCACTCTTCTTCGCCCGCTCGCGCGACACCTGTACGGCATAATATGCCCGCAGGGCGATCAGGTCCTTGATCGGCGTCCGAACCAGCTCACGATTGTTGATCCGGTAGCGCTCCTGGTCGCGCGTGGCACGCTTGGCGAGGATGGCGTCAATGGCGTCGAGCGCGATTTCGGCCTCAGACCGGCCATCATACGTCGCCTCGATTGCCTGGAGGTTCGGCAGGATCTGCATCTCGCCGTTACCCACCTCAACCACCGTGCCGCCATTGGTCACGCGCACGCTGAACCAATACCGCCCGGCCACCCAGGCAGCGGTGGCCTCGCTGGTCTCGGAAATCAGCCAGCTGTTGTCGGGCTGCGGCGTGCCGGCGATGTCGATCGGCTGCGGGCCGCGCAGCGCCACGCTGAGCGCCCAGGCCGAGGACGGGTAATCACGCAAAAGCACGACATCGGACACCGTCGTGCCGGCCGTCATATCCGCCAGGTTCACCCGCTTGCCGTCACCGTCGCACCAGCCGCCCATCCATCACCGCCGCTTTCCTGGCCCCCCGCTGCGCGGTCGCCATTTTCGATGGCCAGAGTGTTGACGTTGGGGGCTTTCCACCTCCCGGGGGGCGGGCTGATCCTGCCGGGATGCAAGCGGCGGTGCCGGCACATCTTCGGCTTCGACAGCTGCCTGTGGCGGGCGATCTGCGGCATCCTTGGCCAGGCGCTGCGCAAGCCGGAGGAGGTTGGGGTTCATGATTTTCAGCGCCGCCAGCGCGTAAACGCGGCAATCCAGCGCCTCGTTGCGCGCCTTGTCCGGCTTGCGCCACTCGCGGACCGGGAAGCCTTTCACATACCGCGTGACCAGCTTCTCGCTGGTGAGCTGGCGGAAATACTCCTCGTCTCGGCCGTCCGGGAAATGGCAATAGCCGGGCCCGGGGCGCGGCACGTTCAGCCGGCGCATCACAACCAGCTTGGCCTCGTCGACGCCTACTGTGAACAGGTCGACTTTGCGCGCGCGCTTGCCGCTTTGCCGACGGCTGGGCGCCCCGACAATCGGGCTTCCCCAGCTGCCGCCGCCCTTGATGGCAAACAAGCGGCGCCCGGTCCGGCCTTTGGCATAGTCGTAGGCGGCCTGGCTCATGCCGCCGGTGCCACCGGTATCGAGGCATGCCGCCGCGATGGGCAGCACAGCGCCGCTCTCATGCTCATAAGTCGAGGCGAGCAGATCATCGAGATCATCCCAGACATCGACCTGCAGAGGATCGCCCCACAGCACATGATAATCCACGCTCCACGACTCTTCGCCCACGCCCCACGCGACGATCTCGACCTCGAGGCGGTCCTGCTGCATGTCGATGCCGGCGGTGAGATAGACGCCACCCATAGGCACCCGCGCCAGCCAGACGCGGCGGCGGCTGATCAGCCCGGTGGCGTCGGCCTGCTCGCCCTGCTCCTCCCAGGTTTCCGAAAGCGACACGTTGACGAAGGTTTGCAGGTCATCCGTGGCTAGCTTGTCGAGGTATGACTGCACGATGTCCCGCAAGCGCCGGAACGTGCTGTAAAGCTCGTTGATGTGATAGCTGGCATGGCCCTTGAACGGCTTCTCCGCCTTCCAGCCGGCGCCCGCGGCCTCGGCGTTTCGGATCGCCGCGATCCGCTGCCCGTCATCCCACGACGCCGGGCATACCGCGCAGGAGATACGCGCCGTCTCCGGCAAATGCTCGATCCCATCCGCCTTGTCGAGCTCGGCGTCATCGATGCCGGTCGAGCGCCGCCCGCTCCAGGTGACCCGCGACCATGCAAGCACCTGGTGCTCGCCGCATGCCGGACAGCAAACATGGAAGCGCCGCTTGTCGCCCGCCTCGAAGGCGGCATCGATATAGCTGGCGCCCTTGATGGTCGGGGTGCTGATCTCGACCAGGAAGCGCTGGTCGCCGAAGGTCGCGGCGCGCTGCCAGAGCAGGCCGACCGGGTGGCCCTCCTCGGTCACCTCGTAGCCATCGACCTCATCGCACACGATCACCGGCGCCGACCGGCCGCGCATCGTTTTGGTCGACCCCGACCAGGCGAACATCATGAAGCCGCCCGGATATGACTTCATGTTTCGGTTGTTCACGCCCTTCCGGCCGCGCGGCTTAGCGATGAGGTTCCGGATGGAGGCATTCGCCTCGACCAGCGGATTGAATTTTGTCTCCAGCCAGGTTGCCAAATCGCCCTGGCTCGGTTGCATCATCATCTGGCTGCGGGGCGCCTGGGCGATGCAAAACGCCTGCTGGCAGAGCGCCATCGTGGTCTTGCCGACCTGGGCGCCCCACTTCAGGCTGATCCGGTAGCAATCCGGGTCCATAAGCATATCGAGTGGCTCGCGCTGGTACGGCGCGTTGGCCATGCGCAGCGGGCCCGGCACGGCATTCCCCTCGGGGATGCGCACATTGTTTTCGGCCCATACGGATGGAGGCAGGTCGGGGGGCGGCAGGAGGTGGATCGAGGAGCGCCTGGCGGAGATAGCCACCTGAGCGTCGTTGGCGAATAGAGATTCGATATCCGCCGGGAAGACGGATGCGCTCATCCAGCCGGCGCGGGCTGCTCTTCTTCCTCTTCGCCCTCCTCGCCAGCCGCCAGATCGGTATTGGCCAGTGCCTCGAGCGTCTGCCGGACCTCGGTGAGCAGGACGGCCTTGAATTTGCGCTCGTCGGTCTCGCCGATCAGCAGGGGCGTGACCCGGCCGGGCAGGTTGAGGAAGCCGGCGCGCACCGCAGCGAAAGCCCGGCTCATCGTCGTTTCCATCTGCTCGATCGGCGCCACCAGTTCCTTGGCCTTGGCCAATTGAAGCTCGGCCAGCTGCGTTTCGGCCTCAAGCTTGCGGCGCTCGAGTTCATCCTTGGTGGCTTTGGCTTTTCCTGCTGCCTGCTCCGCAGCGCGGTCGGTCTGCCAGCGTACGACATCGGCCGTGGAGAAGATCCATTCCCGGCCCCGGGCACCGCGCTGGATTACCGGGCAGCCGTTGCGCACCATCGTGTCGATGGTGGGCAGACTGACGCCGAGGAAGTCGGCGAGAACAACCCGGTTTACACGCTGGCCGGCGCCGGTATATGCCACGGGAAAGCCCTCACTTTACTTCGAAAACGACGACAAACCGCAGAAATCAGCGGTTTTTCAGCACGGCCTGAAACATAAAACCGGATTTCAAAAACCACCCTCACATCAAAAAAAGCGGGTTTCCCCGCCCCGCTCTTGGCCACCCTCCGGAAGGACCCATTTTCCCACGGGACTGATAGACATTGCTGCATTTGTACGTCGCGGCACCGCTGCTTTCATGTGATTTTTGGCTGATTTCTGCGGGTTTCTGAGCATCGCGCGGCGGCGTTCACGGCGCTATGACGGCTTGATGCAGCGACAGCACACGCCGCATCCAGCCCAACCCGAACACGCCCCATGTGGGCAAGCCGGATAGATAGATCGCACGATAGCAAAGCGCATCTGTCGCCAACCGCACCGCATCGCCCTTCACCAGTGCAGCCATGGTTTTCGTACCGAACACCCCATCCACATAGATGGCAGCAGCCTGCTGTAGATATATCGTCGATCGTCTTACGCCACTGTTCACAGCGGCATCGAAAGCGACACGCGCAAGAGGCAGAGGCAGATCATCACCGTGAATGCCCGGCCAATAATCGGCGCGATAGATGCGCTCGGCATCTGCTGCTGTAAGGTTTTTAATGTCCAGATTGGGATAGGAAGCCGCACTGATACCGTATTTCGTGCCGCGCAGAATGCCGGCGCCGACCGCGCCTCCCGTCCAGTTGCCGTCATCGCTGGGGTCGGCGGTGTAGCCACCCTCGACGCCGACCGTGAAGGCAAAACAGGTGGAAAAATTGTCGGTCATGATGGGATCAGCCCATGTGAAAAAAGAAATGAGGAGCGAGCGCGATAAGGCCGGTCAGGCTTCCAACCATCGCCGCCAGCGCCATGATTTTCGTCCAGGTCAATTCAACCTGAAAATGTTGATTGGCGACGGACGCGCCTGCCTCACGGTCCCAGCGCGCTTGCAGCTTGTCTCTTGCGGCGCGGCCGCCTTCTTCGCGGTCCATGTAGGCGAGGACGCGCTTCATGTCGCCCTTCAACTCCTTGACGTCATCCTTGACCTCTTCGATGTCGTCCGTGAGGGCTTCGACCTTTCCCGACAACGCGCCAATTTCCCTATCGTATTCAGTCATGTCGATTTGCCGCGCAGCCCCCTGCTTAAAAACAGGCGGGGCCTAAGCCCCGCCAATAAATTACAGGCCGAAGATGGACTTCAGGTCCGCCAGGATGGTCGCCAGCAAACCCAGGCTGGCGGTGGCCTTGGACTGATCCTCGGCGGGCAGCGTGGCGATGACCGGCGCCGCAGCGGTCGCCAGGGTGGTGACGGCGGAAGACGCCGTATCCAGCGCGCTGGCGTGAGCGGCGGTGCTGGCCTCGATGGAGGAGGCAACGCTTTCGGCGGCAGCGACGCCTTTGGCAACCTCGGTGGCGATCGGAGAGCCGGTGACGGCGCCGGCAATGCTGGCGGCCTCAGCGGCATCGGTGAGGGCGGTATCGACGATGGAAGTCATGGCTTGTCCTTTTCGGAAGAGGCGTCAGGTGAAGAATTGCCGCGCGCCTCGGTCGCAGCTGAAGAAACGCCGCGCCAGTCGCCTCGGGCAGCGCGGTAAAGCGGGATCAGCGCGCAAATTGCCGCGGCGAATTCGCCCAGCGGGAATTGGCGTCCGAACGATTCAAGAAACGCACCCGCCACCAGCGTGGCCGTCGCGACGAAAAACACGACATTCGCCTCATCGGGAATGCCGGCTTCGTCGCAGCAAAGCGCGCGCAGAAATGCCTTCATGCCGCTACCATTGCGCGTGGGCAGCGGCCCATCCTCCCGGGGGAGCAGGATCACCCGGGAGGATGCCGCAAGACGGGTGCGCCAGGCTGTGCGCCTAACCAGATCGAGGCCTACAATGAAATTTCTGGCTTTTCTGGCGATCGCGCTGCTTCCTTTCGGCGCTGCTGCCCAAACCGCATCCGAACTGTATGGCACCACCAGCGCCACCGCGAACACGTGGACCGCCGTCCTTCCCGCCTCTTCCAGCCGCGTTGGCGGATATATCCAGGATGCCGGGACTGGATCGATCGATATCGGGGTGGGCCCGACCACGCCGACCAATCCGGTCGCCACGATCCAGCCCGGCGGCAGCTATCCGTTCTTCAGCAGCAAGCAGATCTGGCTGCGCAGCCCCGTGGCGTCTGTCACCTACCAGGGCCAGTACGCGCAATGATCAGGGCAACGCGCTTCGCGCTTCTGGTGGTTGCTGCGCTTGGATTGGCTGGCATCGCGTCGATGGCCATAGCGCAGCCAGCGCCGCCGGGCGCGATCTACCAGACCTCAACCGCTCGGCTGATCGGTCCACAGCCTCCGCAATGCTGCGTCACCAACTGGATGACGACAAAACCGATAGCCGAGTACAGTTTCCGCCGGCTGAACGCCTCGTACAATGGCCCTGACATCTTGGTGCGCCGAGCTTCAGACAACGCCCAGCAGGCAATCTATTTCTGGCATGACTGGGTAAACCTGAAGGCGCTGATGTCATTTTGCTCTGCTACCTCTTGCTATCTCGTTACTTGGTATGACCAGAGCGGGAACGGCTATGACGCCACGCAAACGACGGCAGCGGATCAGGGGATCGTCGTGAATAATGGATCGCTGGTGACGCGCGTAGGAAAGCCCGCTCTCGACGCAAGCAATGCGTCGGCCGGCTTGGCCATACCTGCATCCGCCAGCGCAACTGGGTCAGCCCCCTCGACTTACGTCGCGGTCGCAACGGTACCTAACCTAGCCGCGGCGTTTAATCCGGGCATCATAGGGTTTGGCTCGTTCAGCTCCACCGCCGCAACTTGGCGTGCTCTGATAAGTTCCGAAAACAGCAATTATTTAGATATGCATGTCGGATCCGGAAATTCGATTTACGCAAGCATGCTTCGCCAAGACGTTCTTTTCGTGGCGACCGCGCTTTGGCAATCTGGCGCGCTTGACCTCTACTATAACGGGTCATCTGTCGGCTCCTCAAACGCGATTCTGAATACCAGTTCCGGCGCAGGGTATATCGGAGGCGGCTCTGTTATCATGGAGCTGATGATATTCTCGACCGCCCTTTCTGACGCACAGCGCCAGCAGATCGAACATAGCGATGGGCTTGTTTACGGGATCGCTGGCCAATGATCTTGGCAACCACTGAGAAGCGCTCAATGGTTGCTCATCACTCACGCTCTTCAGCGGTCATCCGCCGCCACCCCTGTTGAGCGAGCGCAGCTTCAACGCGCTCGCTGACAACGCCATAAGGGCCGGAGCAATACCAATCCATATAGTCGCCGCGTCCTATGATCGCGGCGATCATGTCGCCCGCCGCGCGGAAGCTGTATGACGCGGTGTCGCCGACATCATTGCACCAATCCACGTTGGACAGTGCGGACCATACTTCGACGCAAAGCGTCTTGTCGCGGCGCATCTGATCGCCAAGCACCGCACTCACCGCCATCTCGAAATCGTCATCGGTATTCAACGGCCGGCCGCCTGGCACGCCACCAATCCCACCAAAATCAACCACGGCTATCTCCCACCATCCAGCACGGAATGCCATGAACCAAGCCGCCCGTGCCGCATCCACCCGGGCCATCCCCGCCGCGCGCCACCCGCGATAGCTGCGCAGCAGGCGCACCAGGAACGGGCGGCGCTTCAAGATCAATTTCTGCATTCCAAAGTCCTCCTCAGTTCCCGCACCACCTGCGCCTCACTGAACCCCAGCGCCTCGGCGATATCAGGCACCTGCATGCCGCTCGCCGCCAGCACGGGGATGGAGCGGCGCCAAAAATCCCGGATGACGTGTTGGCAGGTGGCGGGCTTCAGGATCTCCCCACCGAACGCATCCACCAGCTTAAGGGCATCCTCCAGCCCGATCAGCTGCGCCAGGCGGTGGCTCTCATCCAGCGCCTTCGGCACGTAGAGGATCACCTCCTGCCGTTTGGCATTGGGATACCGGCTGTCCTTCGACACGAAGCGCGGCAGGCCGCCAATCAACCGCAGGGTCTGCTCTCGACCGATCACGTCAGCGATCTCCTGGGCGGATTGCGGCAGCGGGGCGGTGTCGGCAGGCGCCAGGTGTCGAGAGAACATCTCCGGCCGGAATTCCGGATATACCCGCGCGGCGGGCGCGTGGATGGCGCCCGGGCCAGCGGGCGGGACATGGCGGGGGCGCCAGTCGGCGAACAGGTCCATCTGCCCCCGCACCAGCCCGTTGCCCGTGATGGCCCGGCGTACCGCGCCCAGCTTGGCCTGCAGCGCCACGGCGATCTCGCGCACCTCCGCCCCAGCATGCAGCAGCTCGCGCAGCATCGGAAAGGCGGTGGCGCAGATCGTCATACGGGCAGGCTCTCCCCCTGCTCGGTGCCGGCGGGCTCATGCGCGAGCAGGAAGCGGGCCACCAGCGGCCGATACCCTTCAATCTTGTCCCACAGGGCGAGGCGGCGCTCATCTTCCGGCATGGCGTTATGCGCGGCGCTGCGTGTGCGCCAGGCGTTCGCCCGCGCCTCGCGCCACTGGCCAAGCGCCATGTGGTCCTCGATGCCGAACCCGGCCAGCCGGGCATCGCTCGCCACCGGCGCCGCAGCGCGCGGCGGCTCATCGGCCGCCATGCGCCATGAGCCGCCCTTCAGCCAAGCGGCCGGCGCCAGCATGCCCCGGGCGCCGCAGCGGGCTGCCTCACGGGCGAGGGCGCTGAGGATGGCCGCAGGGGTGGCGCCGAGCTGGCGGGCCTTGGCGTAGGCCCGGCGGGCGTAATCCGGGGCTGTGCGTGCCTCGGTTGGGTAAGCGGCCCAGAACGCCTGGAAATCGCCATCCTCGGGTTGATTGCTCGAAGAGCCCTCCCCCACGGGCGCCGCAGGCGTCCCGGTGGCGCTCTCGCGCGGAGGGGGTGAACGAAGTGAACCCTCTACCTTCCTCCCTTCCTCCCTTCCTCCCTTCTGACGCGGGATTTCCCCACCGGTTCGGAACCGGTTCTCCACTGGTGGGGCGTCTACCGGCGGAGCGCCAACTTCGTCATGATCCTCATCATCGCCAGGCGCCGGCGGCGCAGGCTGGTCAACGCCATAGACCTTGCCAGCCGACTCGCCGGGCTTGAGGCCGATATAGGCGAGGAGGTGATCGGGCAGCACGCCGGATGCCATCGGCTTCTTCGGCTTCTGCCATTTCCGGAAATTACGGATCACGGCGAACTCTTTGCCGCCGGCATCCAGATGCATGATGAACTTCTCACGCACCAGCTCGGCCAGCAGCGCCTCGACATCGACGGTATCGAGCGGGAAGATGCGCATCTTCAGGCGCATCGGGCGCCACTCGACGACGCCATCATCCCAAGCTTCGCACCACAGGCCTTTGAGGAGCTCGCGGGCATAGATGCTCAAAGAGGCGTAATGCTCATCCGTGAAGATGCGCGGGTGAATACTGCGGATGCGGGACATTATGCCTCCTGTGGCGCTGGCAGCGGCGCGGGTGGGGATGGAAGACGAAACACGCCCGGCGCGATGCGCTTCACCGCGCCCTCCCGGATGAGACGGGCCATGTGATAGTCGACGGCGTTGCTGTTCATCGTGAAGTGCTTGGCGAGGTTCATCCGCGGCGGCCAGGGCTTGTTATGCCGATGGCACCAGCTGACCAGCGCCAGCAGCTCTACGCGGATCTGCACGCCTCGTGCGTCTCTTTCTGACCTCTTCATGGGCTCTCTCAAAGGTAAGCGGGGAAATGCGTTTGCGATCCTTAGCCAAATCGTTTTTTTTGGCAGACTGGCTTTGCCCACCCCACGCCGGTAACACTCTACAGGCCGTCGTGGTTAGGGAGGATCGCCTTCGCAGCCCGACGCGGACGGGCTGTCAGAGGGTCTGCCACCTGAAACTTATGCTGCCGCCAGCGCCTTCGCCGAGGCATCCTTGTCTAACCCCAGCGGGGCGCCATGAACACCGATGAGGCTTGCAGCCTGCTCCGCCTCCTTGGCGACAGCGGCGCGCACGGCATCGATCTCGGCCGCGTCGATCTCGGTGATGATGACGCGCGTCATCTGCTGGGTGCTGTGCTTGGCATGCACATGGTGGATGCGCAGATCGCACCGGCCCGGCTTGTCATTCTCGATCACGCCCAAGCCATAGCTGCGCTTCGCGGTGGAGGGCTGCAGCACATCGAGCAGGCCCTTGCACGCGGCGTTGAAATTATCCCGGTCCGGCTCCTGGCCCGTGCTGTGACGGAACACCCACACCCGGGCGTATTGGATGGGCTCGACCGGGCGGATGCCGGCGAGCAGCGCAGCGATTTCCATCGCCATCATCACGCGCTCTTTCTTGATTGCGGCCGCGGCCGCCGCGCGGTTGGCGGGCAGACCGCGCCGGTTTGGCAGCAGCAGGGGATATGGGAGGGTAAAGGTCAGCTTTTTCATGCAGTCACCTTCACGGACAGGGGGAGGAGATCGAGCGGGGCGTGTTTTTCGAACGCCTCGAGGAACAGCCGCGCCGCGGTGCGGGGCGACATGGGGGTGATGCGCGCCGGCAGCGGGTCGATGCCGGAAAGCGTCACTTCCCACTCGCCATTATCGGCAGCGGGCATCAGGTCACGCCGCTCGGTGGCCAGCAGCGCTAGGTCGGCGGCCTTCACCAGCTCGTGGTGGATCTGGTGGCAACCGAAGCGCGCCTCGATCGCATCCTCGATCCGGCGCTCAACCTCGCGGAATTCCGGCACCAGGCGCTTCAGAGGCGTCGGGATGTCGCCGAGATAGGCCTCGGCCGCGTCATGCATCAGGGCATCGAACTTCAGCCAGCTGGGCACGCGGCTGCACAGGGCCACACGCACGCTATGCTCGGCCACGGAATAGAATGGCTGGCAGTGGCCCGCGAAGCGGCATGTGTTCGCCAGCGCGTGGGCAATGTCCTCGATGCGGATGTCATCGGGGTCGGGGCGGACGAGGCTGAAATAGACGCCGGTTGCGGTGAGGATCTCGGGGCGCATGGCCTACATCCCAATCGCGCGGCGATAGATATCGAGCAGCGTCTCCTGCTCCTCGACATCGGCGGGCTCCTGCTTCCGGATCTTGATCACCTGGCGCACGATCCGCACATCGAACCCGGCGGACTTGGCCTCGGAGAAGATATCCTTGATGTCGCCTGCCAGCGCCTTCCGCTCCTCTTCGAGCCGCTCGACGCGCTCGATGATGCTGCGCAACCGCTCGCCGGCAATGTTCGTCGGCTTTTCCTCTGTCGACTGGCTCATTTGATATCCTCGTAGATGGTCCGCTGGCGAAGGCCCGCTTCGCGCAGCAGTGCGTCGGAGATCGGCTTAAGGCCGTTAACCATTTGGTTTACGTATGGCCGCGTCACCCCGATGCGCCGCGCAATCTCCGCCTGCCCAACCGCGGCAACGTGCGCGTTGATCCGACGGTAGACATCAGCCAGGGCGATGGTCTCGCTCACTGGACAGCCTCAAGCCGGTCCCGGCCACCGCTTCCATGCTTGATCTCCTCAAGCCGGTCAGCGTGCTGAACGGCCGCCTCGTAAGCAGCGGCCTGATTGCGCTGATTGACGTGCGTCTTGATGACGACGGCCGAGGATGGCTCGTTCTTCAGAACCGAGTATTTCCCTCTGCCGTCGCGCAGGACGAAGAAGCTTTTACTCGCGGTCTCGTAGGCGACGTGATTCATTGCGCCTCTCCAAAAAGATCCTGCTGCCCGCGCTGGCCGAACTGGTGCAGCCAGTGGCGCATGCACCACGCTTCGCTCGGCTCGCCCCGGGACGTGATGATGCCCACCACCATCTGCGGCGCGGTGCCAGGGCGCAGGGCGACTGCCGGCGCGGCGCAGGTGGTGCAGGTGAAGATCGATGGCGGCGCGCCGGTCATGATCCGCCCACCAGGCCGGCGATGCCGGCGCTCAGCGTGGCCGCCACCGCCGACGGCGGTACGCCCATCCCCCACAGCGTGGCGATGCACACCAGCAGGGCGACCAGCAGCACGGCGGGGAGATCGCGGAACATCAGCGCCCACGCTCCATGCGGAACGGGCCGCGCCCGTCTTTGATCAGCTGCTGGGTGATCGCATCCTTGATCGACCCAAGGCCGTAGGAGATGCAGATGACGCCAAGATTGCGTTGACGGGGGAACGTCGGCACGGCCGGGCGGCTCCAGCCGAAACGGCCAAACTCGATGGTGAAATAAAACCAACGATCACGTGCGGACATTTTTAGGTGCGCTCCTCGAGCCAGGCGATGAAATCGGCACGAAAAGCCGGATTGTTCTTTGCGATAGACATGATGCAGCTGATCTGCGGATCGTTCTTGCCAAGCAGCCAATTCTCAGCCGTGCGGTCGCTCACACCCGCGTCACGCGCGAGCAGCTTCCGCTTGCTGGCGAGCTGGCCGTAGTGGTCCAGGATCAAGCTGTTCAGACAGCAGCCCATGCTTCGACCTCCGCGAAAATTTCGCGGCGATTGTCCGCTACTTTTTCCAACCATTTTCGTGTTCCTTTCTGTTCAGCGACGAACGGTGAAAGGAACACACGAATGGTCGAGACGACGGGGCCACCATGGAAAAGACCGGCGGAGCGCGAAGCCCCGCCGGCAAGGTCAAGGAGGAAACGTCCAAGATAGCCCTGCCCCGCGCGCGAACGCGGAGCTACATACCGGGGGCGGGCCAGTTTCCGGCAGAGCTGAGAAATGAAGGCGGCGGGGATGGCGTTAGAACCACCACCATCCCCGCCTACGGCGCGCGCCATCGGGTTCCGGGGGGAACCGGCACGCGGCGATTGGGCGTGAATTCGGAATTCGAGACAGCCGGAGCAGACCGGGCCGCGCGTGGCGCGGCCGCAGGGGCAGATCGGGCCGAGGAAGCAAGCGCGGGTCACAGCCGACCACCCTGAACGAGCTTGAGCGCTTCGGCGCGCGTGAACCCCTTGGCACGGAAGCATCGAAAATCATGGTAGTCAGCATCGCTCAACCCTCGGACATCAGTGCCGCGCCGCGCCTCGGAGATCTTCGCCCGTGTCTCGGCGGAGTGGGCCTTGCCGCGCTGCGCCTCGGACATCTTCGCCCGCGTCTCGGCGGAGTGGGCCTTGCCGCGCTGCGCCTCGGACATCTTCGCCCGCGTCTCGGCGGAGTGGGCCTTGCCGCGCTGCGCCTCGGACATCTTCGCCCGCGTCTCGGCGGAGTGGGCCTTGCCGCGCTTCGCCTCGGACATCTTCGCCCGCGTCTCGGCGGAGTGGGTCTTGCCCTTTGGCCACGCCATCACGTGGCCTCCGATCCGGGCGCGCCCCGCTTCCTTGAAGCGACAGAGTAAACGCGCTCGTAAATGCGCAGCGTCATGCCGTTTGCCCCCTTTTTCCAGCGAGCAAAATTCGAAGGAGATACCTTTGCCTCACGACAAAGCGCTGCGAGTGACCAGCCATTATTGCGGCCGAGCTTCTCAAGCTCCGTGGCGGATAAATATGTCATGGACATTTGCGCAATATTGCGCATTATCCCGCCGGCGTAAAGCGCAAAATTGCGCCGAGACGAAATAAGCTCACATGTGCAAAATTGCGCACATGCTAGACCGCCGAAAAATCCGTGAAGAGCACCAACAACTCATTAAGGAGGTGGCGAAAGAGGCAGGCCTAAAACCTTCGGCTCTTGCGACACAAATTGGCGTGCGCCCGTCAACGCTGAACAAAGTGATGGACGAAAAGCACACCCACCTCTTGTCGGCTTCCACGGTAAGTCTTTTGAAAACATTTCGGGACGCCATCCGCGAGCAGCGGGAAGCGGAGTCACCCTTCTTCGAGCTTACTGCAACGCCCTACGGGACTACGCCTCAACTTGAAGGGGCGGTCGACGTCGATACCGAGGTTCTCAGCAATTTGCTCGATTCGCCTGAGAATAAGAAGCTTCTCGGCCTCTGGATCGAGATGGACACTGCCACGAAGCTTGCAACCCTTGATATCCTTGAAGCTGTGACGAGGATTGCGCGCCGCAAAGCTGGATAAACAAACAACCTCTCCCATTTCACTCACCACAAACGAAGAACATAACCGGAACATTGCTGACCTAAAACGCAGAGTCAACACGAAATAGGAATTTTAACCCATGCTCCGTCTTGCTGCGATTATCACGTTTGCGTTCGTCCCTGTGGCGGCAGCAGCAGGCGGCTTGAAGATCTGCGCTGCAAACGAAGACCCAGCAGACTGGGCGGCTGAATGGTCGCGTGGTCCAATCATTGTTCCTGCTGGAGCGATCTTCACGTATGGCGGCGACTTAGCCGGCGCAAAGCTAGAGAACCCACCAAGCGCGGCAAGATACGACGCCAAAAGCCATCAAGCCGCCGCTACACTTCATGCCCTCACCCTAACTAAAAAGCACCCCTGCGGAACGGTCCAGGCTGATGTAGTTATTAGCCCCTCCTGGAGCTGGTCGGTGTCGCCGATCATCGGAGACAATCAAGATTATTACTATATCTACGGAACGATACAGACAGGAAAAGTCAGCACTCTTTTTGATGACAGCACCGCATTCGGCAACATCGCCCAGTTTGGCAGGATTTACGCATCCGTTGATGGTGTGCTTACCCACGAAATCTACATTGCTGATTAGACCGCCCGACAACAAACAGGGGTAAAAATAAATGCGCAAAATTGCGCTTGACTGATTGCGCAATAATGCGCATTTTGGCTCCATCATCCCAGATGGAGCCGCACAATGCCTTTTGCGCCCACGTCCCCACAGAGCGCGCCCAGTCGTTTCTTTAACGATCCCGGCCGTTTCGACCCAGCCGCCGCGCGTGACACGCGCAACGACTTCCTGCAGCCGCACGATGAAATGTCGGCTTGGGATGATTTCCGCGATGCCGCTGGCGGCCTGACGCTCGACGAGATCGGCGCCGGCATCGCCTTCATGCTCTGCATCGCCCTCGCCTTCCTCGCACTCGTGGTGTTCGGATGAGCGCGCTCGAACCGGGCATGCGCGCCGTTAATCTGGTGTTTCACTTTAAGGCCATTGCCGGCGACCCTCGAACCGCCAGCGAGCGCGCTATGGATTGGTGCATCTATCACGGCATGTCCGTGGGTCGACTGCAGAGGGACGAGCCGCGCGGCATCCTCTTCGGCGATTTCGATATCCAGAAATGGCGCAACCTGAGGCCGGCCGAGCGCGCGGCTTTGCACGGCACATTCCGGCGCGTGAGTGATCTCGTCGTGCAGGTCGAGCTGCACGCCGTCCCGGTTGATCTTGTCATCCGCCATCCGGACGCGCCCCCGCCGCGCGAGGGTGATACGCCCTATATGCCGCCCGCCGCACAAGGGACGCCCCCTGCGCCCAGCAGCGCCACACCGCATATGCCTCAGATTGACAGCGCGGATCGCCTGGATGCCCGGCGCCTGGCCGCGGCGCGGGTGCTGTTCGGCCTCGTCACCTCCATCCGGGCCGAGCACGGCAAGCGGGCGACGGACCTGCACGAATGCCATCTGGCGCTGGGGCTGGGCAAAGCGCTGCTCGAGCTCTCAGACGCCAACGGCATGCTGCCGGCCTGGAAAGCCCGGATGGAAGCCGCGCTCCCGCAGATGGTGGAGGGCCTGTTCCAGCGCGTCGAAGCCATCATGGAAAGCGCCGCCGCCGGCGCACCGCCGTCCTGATGGCCCTGCATAATCCCACCCTGGAGGCCGCGGCGCGGATCAAGTTCGCGACTGGTGAAAGCTGGGCCTCTCTGTATTTCTGCCGCACCTGGGCCGCGAACAACCAGGATGCCGCCCGCGCGTTGCTCAAGGTCGCCGCGGATCACATCGATTTCCTGCGCAGCATCGATGCACTGCCCCCTGCGCCGGCCGCGCCTTCGGATCCGCCCAGCGGCGCCGGCCAGTAGCGCCGCCTGCTTCCCACTTTCGTTAACCAAAAAGGAACACCCTATGTCCGGTTCGGTCGAACCATTCCCAATTTCCGGCGCGCTGGCCTTCCTGCTGCGCACGGGCAAAGACAGCCTGACCACCCGCCAGCTCAGCGTCATCATGGCGTGCCGTGACAGCACACAGACCGAGCGCGGCCTGGCGTCTGAGCTCGGCGTCTCCAAGCCCGCCATTACCCGCGCTGCGGACCGGCTGACCGAGGAAGGCCTCCTGCACCGCGAGCTCGATATGAACGATCGCCGCTCGGTGAATCTTGTCCTCAGTGCGGCCGGGCGGAAATTCGCCGCCAACTTCGTCTGAGGAGGCGCGCGCATGTTCAACAAGATCGCTTCGTCCGTTCAGTCGAAGATGGCCTCCCTGCTGGCCAAGAAGGAGGAAGCGCGCCGGCTCCGCAACCTGCGCAACCGCCGCCGCAAATCTGCACACACGCCCGCCAGCCCCACCTACATGGCCTGGCGCAACCGCGACCAGGTGGATCCGAACAGCCGGCCAGCCATGCGCCGCAGCGGCCGCCTGCGCTCCGGCGAGCGCCTGCCAGAGGTGACGCCATGATCAACCGCGAGACATCAAAGCGCATCGAGAGCGCTTACCTCGAGATCGCGGCGGCTGAGGCGCAGATTGCTGCCATTGAGGGGCGATGCTTTGATATGCTCCAGGAAGCGGCGGATGCGCGCTCGTTAATCCGAAGCAAAGAGGAAGAGATCAAGCTCATCTCCGAACGGGCGGTGAGGAATTGGTTCAACGGCGTCACTAAAGACGCGCCCATAGAGCCGGCCCCACGCGAGGCGGTGACACCATGATCGCCCTCAACATCGCTGAGACCCGCCGCGCGTTGCGGCTGATGCGTGGGGCGTATCCGAAGCGCTACGGCGTCCAGCCCTGCCTGAGCCTGGTTAACCACGGCGGCGCGTCGGCCCTGCGCGCCGTCGACCCCTGCGGCATCGAGATCACCATGGCCCTGCCGCTCTCCCAGATCGTGAGCGGGCGCGATGAGATCCATGACATCCCGTTCTTCGCGCTGGGCGCCATGCTCCGGCCCAAGGCGGACAGCCCGGATGTGGAGATCGCCGCGCCTGAGGCCGGGCGGGTGAGCATGGGCGTGGATGGCATGCTCGCGAGCTTCATCGTCCGCAAAACCGAGGACGTGGCCAGCCTTTTCGAATACAGCCGCAAGCTGCGCGAACCGGGCGAGCCTTGCCCGTCTCTGACCATCGGCGCTAAGCCGCTGGCCAAGGCCCTGGCGCTCTGCGCCCGGTCGATGAGCGTCGAGGAGACGCGCTATTACCTCAACGGCGTCTACCTCAGTCCGCACCCAACCGACGACACGGCGGTGGTCTTCGTCAGCAATGACGGACACCGCATGATCAAGCATGCGCTCGCGGGCGTGAAACACGATCTGGCGGAGGGGATGATCATCCCGCGCGAGACCGTGGCTGCCCTGCAGACGCTTCTCGCCGCCTTCCCGGAGGATACGCTCGACCTGGTGCGGGTGGGCCCAACCCAGCTGCTGGCGCGCGGGCCGAACTTGATGCTTCGCACCCCCCTGATCGATGGCACATTCCCGGATTACGAGCGAGTGATCCCCAAAGAGCAGCCCCTACGCTTCACGCTGGATGCTGACATCCTCGACCGCTTCGTTAAGCGCGTTGCGGCCATCGGGCGCCCACGGGGCGGTGTGGCGATCTCGGGCATGGCTGGGCTCGATGTTGTCAACGTCAGGTGCCTGCTTGAAGATGGAGGCTATATCCAAGCCGAGATCCCTGGCCAGTCAGAGGACACGTTCGAGATCGGCTTTCAGGCTCGCTACCTAATCGACGCCATGGCCACGCTGCGGGCGCAGCAGATCCAGTTTTTCGCGGACAGCCAGTCCGCCCCGACCATCATCAGCGGCGCGGCCGAGCTGGCCGACCCGAGCACCACCATCGTAATCATGCCAATGAGGATCTAGGCCATGGCCCGTGGATACGCCAAGGGGACAGTGAACGGCCGCGCTAAACTTTCCGAGGCGCAGGTCAAGGAGATTTTCGTTTCGCGCGGCTCAGATGGCGAAGCTGCCAGGCGCTTCGGGGTGTGCCGAAAATCAATTCGGAACATCCGCTCGGGCCGCAATTGGCGCCATGTCACCGACGGCCTGCACGTCGTTTTCGAGCGGAATGATGCTCAAGGGAGCGCCGCATGATCGGCCCCAACGAGATCATTGTTGACCTATTCGCCGGCGGCGGCGGAGCCAGTCAGGGCATTTTCCAGGCCACCGGCCGGCACCCCGACATCGCCGTGAATCACGACGCTATCGCCATCGCCGTTCACACCCGCAACCACCCTGAAGCGACACACCATTGCGCCAGCGTGTGGGAGGTCGAGCCTGTTGAAGCATGCGCGGGGCGCCCGGTTGGGCTGCTATGGGCATCCCCTGACTGCCGGCACTTTTCGCGGGCCGCTGGGGGGCGCCCGAGATGGAAGAGCGTGCGCAGCCTGCCCGGCGTGGTGCTGACCTGGGCGAAGCGTGTGAGGCCGCGCAAGATCGTGGTGGAGAACGTCCGCGAAATGCTGGGCTGGGGTCCCCTGCTCGAGGACGGCACGCCATGCCCGGCCCGGGTCGGGCGCAGCTTCAATGTCTGGGTCGGCCGGCTGCGCGGCCTTGGCTATCGCGTCGAATGGCGCGAGCTGTGCGCGGCCGATTTTGGCGCCCCCACCATCCGCACCCGCTTGGTGATCGTGGCCTCGCTTGACGGCCCGGTGGCCTGGCCAAAGGCAACCCACGCGAAATGGCCGTCCTTCCTCGAGCAGCCTTGGCGCTCTGCTGGCGAGGTCATTGACTGGTCTATCCCATGCCGTTCCATCTTCGACCGGTCGCGCCCGCTGAAGGACGCCACGCTGCGCCGAATCGCAGAGGGTGTGATGCGCTATGTCATCAAAGCGGATAACCCCTACATCGTGCCTGGCGTCATCACCGGATGCGGCGGCAGGACCGGCCAGAGCGCGCCAAGGCCGCTATCCGGGCCGATGGGCACGATCACCACGAAGGCCGACCAGATCCTTGTGGTGCCTCACACGGTGGAACTGCGTGGCACCGGCACCGCGCGGGACATGCGCGCGCCGCTGTCCAGCATCACCGCTCAGGGCACGCACCACGGCCTGGTGGCGGCGCATCTGGCGCCGATCACCCATACGGGGCGCAACAGGGGCAGCTCGCTGCATGACCCGGTACCGACGGTCACCTGTGGCCACCGGGGCGAGCAGGCGCTCGTGAGCGCCTTCCTGGCCCAGCACAATACCGGCGTGGTCGGCAGGCCTGCTGGGGCGCCCCTCAGCACCATCACCACCTCTGGCACCCAGCAAGGGCTCGTACTGGCCGACATGACGCCTGATGACATCGCCGGCGCTGAGAGGGTCGCCGCTTTCCTGATCCAGTATTACGGCCAGGGCGGCCAGCATGGATCGCTTGCCGCGCCGTTGGGGGCGATCACCACGCGCGACCGCTTCGCCCTGGTGACCGTGCATGGCGTGCCGACGCCCATCACTGATATCCGCATGCGCATGCTCGCGCCGGCTGAGTTGGCCCGGGCCCAGGGTTTCCCGTCCGACTATGACCTGACCGATGGCGGGCGGCTCACCAAAACCGACGAGGTGCGCCTCATCGGCAACTCTGTCTGCCCAGACATGGCCGAGGCCGTGATCCGGTCGATCTTTGGATATAGCTATGAAGAAAGGGCCGCAGCATGAGCGAGCACCAGCCACCACCACCGGACGCCCTTGTCCTGCTCGATGTCCACCAGGTGCGCGAGAAGGTGTGCCTTGGCGTCAGCACGATTTACCGCATGGTGAACGATGGCACCTTCCCCAAGCCCGTCCCACTCGCACCACGCACTGTGCGCTGGGTCTCGGCTGAGATCGATGCCTGGATCGCCGAAAAGATGGCAGCGCGCCAGGCCGCTGGCGGAAAGGCCGCAGCATGACAGGTGCTGAAATGCAGCTTGAACGCGACATGCTCGAGGGCGCCAAGCTAAACAAATACCAACCTGCCCCATCGATGATATTCAGCATCGCTCGGCATTTGCATAGGTTGGGTTACCGAAATAGCATCGTCCCTCCCCAGCTCAGGGTAGCTATTGAGAATTTGATTGCGTCATACAATCCTGGGACGTTTCAAGCTGTTTCTGCTCGCCAGCATGCCGCCGTTGTGTGCCCGATCTGCGGAACAGTCCAAAGTCTCGCTTCCTTGATAAAGGCCGGAGTTCCAGAAGACTAAAGGAGGCTGACGACTTCATCTCTGCGGCAGCCCCAGAAGCTCCTCCGGCGCCGTGAGGCCATCCATCAGCATATCGGCCCAGGCCTGCGCCAGCTCGCGCCGGCGCGCGGCGTGCGTTGCCCGGTTATAGGCGCCCTCGACCTCGTTCTTCGGCGCATGGGCCAGCATCAGGTCGATGACCTGCCGGTCAGCCCGAAAATTCTCGTTCATGATGCTGCTGAACGCCGCCCGGAAGCCGTGGGGCACATGGTGGCCATGATACCCGGCCCGGTTGAGCGCATACCCGAGGGCGTTTTCGCTCATCGGGTGGTGCTGCTGCCGCGGGCTGGGGAACACGAATTGCGCGCTGCCGGTCAGTTTCTGCACCGCCCTGATCGTCTCGACGGCCTGGGCCGATAGCGGAACGGCGTGCGGAACCTTCATCTTCATGCGTGGCCCCGGGATCTCCCAGACCGGGCTGCCTCCGTCCAGACCCACGAATTCCGGCCACTGCGCGCCGCGTAGCTCTCCTGGCCGCACAGCGGTGAGCGCCAGCAGCCGCATGGCCAGGCGCGTCACCGGGTGGGCCGGGTGATCGTCCACCGCCCTCATCATCTCCTGCAGTTTGGCGAGGTCGGTGATTGCGGGCTGGCGCCCCTTCTTCATCGGCGCCAGCGCTGCCCGGGCCAGGTGGGCAGGGTCAATCTTCGCCAGCCCCATGGCCACCGCATAGACGAACACGGCGGATAGGCGTTGGCGCACCCGCCGCGCGGTCTCTGGCGCCCCGTTCTTCTCGATCGCCAGCAGCACGGCCACCACTGCCGGCGTCTCGATCTCGGCCACCGGCAGCTTTCCGATTCGCGGGAAGACGTATTTCTTCAGGCTGTCCATGACATCCTTGGCATGATGCTCGGTCCAGGTCGGTGCCTGCCGGGCATGCCACAGCTCCGCCACTGCCTGGAATGTGTTGTCGGCCGCCAGGTCACCCGCCGCGCGCTGCAGCTTCCGCGCAAGCCCAGGGTCGCGTCCGTCGCGCATAACGGCCTTGGCGGCCTCGCGTTTTTCCCGGGCTTCGCTCAAGCCGATAGCCGGGTACGGGCCCAGGGTGAGCAGCTTTTCTTTTCCGCGGTACTCGTAGCGCAGGCGCCATATCTTGCTGCCGGCCGGGGTCACCCACAGGAACAGGCCGCCGGCGTCGGTCAGACGATAGCCTTTCTCCGCTGGTTTGGCGGTCCGAATCTTGGTATCAGTAAGCAT